AACTCTATCTGGAAAATATAAAGTATAATATTCTATATAATTAGTTGTCATATAATGATTAATGTAACAAACATAATTCCCTGTATCTGTATAAATTGGATATGAACACTCAGGAAGTAATACTTTACTTTGAATATTGTTCTTTGCATCAAAGTATAAATACTCGAATGCTTGACCACATGATTTCATATTCTCATATAACTTTGTATCAATCCTTTTAAATCTACCTTTCTTATATACATTTTGATATTCTTTTAATGTCTCAGCATCATCACCACAAATCAAAGTGACTGGGTTTTTCATTAGAAAACTCACGTTATGATCTAATAGTATTGAAGCAAAATTTAATTTAATTCTAGTTGGTGCAATCCATCTTCCATCTATATTGATTAAATTACCATCTTTAGGTCGTTCACCATCTAAATATGATTTTAATTCAACTACTTTATTGATTCTATCTATATGCTGTTGTTGACACACCTCACTTACGAACCAATATGTTACGTTTCCATAATATTCTTTTATGTATTCTTGTAAATTCATTGTCATCGACTCCTCTCTTATTATAAGTAACTTCTGCTTGCAATCATGCACATTACGGATAAACCTAATGAGATTACCAAATCATCATGCATAGTCTCGCCTCTTTGATTACCTAGCTTTCCATTCTTTTCTATGTAAGTATTCAATTGATTTAAGGTCTCTATTTCATTAACACATATCATTGCCATTTCAAAATACTCTTTTAAATCACTAATCAATTTTGATTTTGTTCCCTCCATAGAAGTCCAACCCATTGAGAACTTAGTTTTACCTGATATTTTATCAAACCTCTTAGTCTTTAATATTTGTATGTAACCTTTTTCTTTTAATCTTGTAACCAAATCCATACCAGTTCCACCATTCGTATTTACCTCAATATTTAACATCATATAATTAAAATACATTCCAATTTCATAACAAATATCAGCAAATTTATATATAGGAACATCATTTCTATTAAATGAAGCAACTTGTTCGCCATCTGAATCTAATATTTGAACTACTTGACCATCTCTATTTCCACCTATTCCCATTGAAGTATCTACTCCGCCCCAATAAGTCATATTTTTATCGAAAGTTTTATAAATATTGAATCCTTTTTCCTCTCCATAATATCTAGCGAGTAATGGAGGTAGAGGCTCATTTTCATTAACTTCTTTAAAACTCAATGGTTTAATTTCTTCAGCATTTAAATAATTAATTCTTTCCAATATAATCTGTTGGTCGAATACATTATCAATACTATTTCCTGCGAATGCCTCCTGTGGTGTGCTAGGATGTTCGTTAAAGAATTTGTTTAATTTCATGTCCAATAGTTTCCATTTTCTCCACATCAATTGTATCAACGTTGCCCCTTTCTTATATAAGTTTAATTCGTCTGGGTCTAAATCTTTTTCAGTTAACCTATTTCCATGATTGATTGATTTATACCATTTTTCAGACATTATATATTCTGACTTATACAATTCTTTATTTTCATACCAAGCAAAGAATACTAGTTTATATTTACTCTTACCATTTAATGCTCCCATGCATAGTCGATAAAAGTAATCTCCTGTTCCATTTTTCGCAGTGGATTCTATTAACATTCTACTGTCATCATTTTTAGATAATAGAGGTTCTAGTGAAACGACTGCATCTTCTTGAGTATTTGAATTCCATATACCAAACTCAGTTAACATTATTATTTGTGCGGTCTCACCTCTCAGTAAATCCTTATTGCCTGCTACTCCAAATATAACTCTGGCTCCATTACTTAGTTTAAATTCTATATCATTGTCTCGTAGAGTATTAAGTCTATGAGGTTTTTGTATACTATTATATTGTCTCTTAAATTTATTTGCGACCGCATTACGTGCCTTCTCTTCATAAGAAACTATAAGACACGTTATTTCAGGAGTTATAAGCATATTTCTAATTATGTAATTAATGCAATACTCACTTATTCCTATTTGCCGACATTTGAGACAAACTACAAATTTATTATCTTTTACAGTATTATTCATTATTTCTTGTTCACCATTATATACAAATTTTACTTTCTTATTATTAACATCAAGTATTTTTGTCATATTCTTAGCAAACAATCTGCTATCATTAAAAATTTCATTTATTTGTTCTTGTGCAGTCTGCTTAGCCATTTATATTATCACTCCCTTATTTCATGTCATAACTTGTTTCTTCTATCACCTTTGGCTTATCTACTCTATTAGCCTTATTTAACGATTCAATTTCCTTTTTAATAATCTTTAATGCATTTAATGATTTTTCATCTCCCTCAATGGCTTTAGCTAAATATATTTCATATAGTCCATAAAAGTCTTGATTCATTTTATAAGAATATAACTCTTGCATATATCCTTGAAATTCCTCTGTACTCTCCCACATTTTTAAATTTTTAAAACTACTTTCACCATCGTTATAAACACCGTTTATTTTTCGTCTGCAATACTTAAATATAAAATCTTCCTCTGTAATATCTGAAAAATCTGTTCTAATATTTGTTAATTTATTTATCCACATGAAGTAATAATAGTAATGTAATTTTCCATCAAACTTTTTGTATAATTCTGTTATAAAATTTCCTCTAGGTTTATTTCCTTTTCCTTTTGCCATTTTATACCACTCCTCTTTTTTTAAATTTGTCTATTTTTATCTATTCCTAAAAATTCAATTAATAAATGCTTAGAAATAGATAAAAAAAGGGATAAGGAAGTTACTCCCTATCCCAAATTATGTATGATTATTTAGTTTTCTTAGTAGATTTCTCCACTACACTAATACTATCAGGATATTTTTTTAATATAGCAATCTTATCCTTATCAGTAGTTTCATACAAACCATTAATGAATTGTATTCTTTCCACATATAAGAATAAGTTATCTGTCTTAAATTTCATTGTTCAAACCTCCTATACTAAAACTATTTTAGAAGCACCCTTAGAGTTACCAAGTTTAAGTGTTGCTTCAACTTTAACCATTTTAGATATAGAGTCACCAGTAATTGCAAGGTCTACAGCTTGAGCAGGTTGTAATTCTTTAAGTTCAAGATAATCAGGATTAACAACAACTACTGATTTTGCACCAGAAAGTGATGGACATAAAACGAATGTAACGTCTCCATATTCTGTGTGGTATTTATCACAAGTGAATCCTAAAAATAAATCTTTAGCAAAGTATTGAACACCATAAAATTCATTAACTGCTACCTTATCAGTATCAGATATAAAACATACCATGTTATCAGAAGTTCCTGCATCATATAATTTTTTAATCATAGCCTCAAAGTCTGCTTTAGTAACTACTGAACCAACGGCAGTTACAACATTACTAGCATTAATTTGGTTTAATAAACCATTCATTTTCTGACCTACTGAACCAGTTTTAACTGCTAAAGTACCAGTCATTATTGTGTCTTCAAGTTTATATTTTAATTGAGTTAATTTCTTAGTAGTTTCACGAGCCATAAGGTCGTTAACTCCAACTATATTACTAGCTTGAGCAGTACAAGAAACCTTTGCAGTTCCAAGTAAAAGCTCAGTATAGTTAGTTAATAGAGCAGTTACATCTTGTTTATCAGCAGGAGCATCTTGACCCTCTATACCTGTTGATATAGCATCACTACCAAGTGTTTCCTCATACCAATTTATGATAGGTGATTCAGCTTTTGAAGTCTTACCCATTTGAAGTAAGAATGATAGGAATGGAGTCCTCTGTGGATTGATTAAAGCGATTTCCTTGCTTAGGTCTAGTGATTGGAATTGTGCGAAATTATCTGATGTATACATTAAAATTCCTCCTTTTGATGGCTACTTTTTCGTAGCTCCGTCAATAAAACATTTATAGTAATTTCTTTATAGACTAATTAATAAAAGTCACGATTTTTGTGTATATAAAAAGACTACCAACAAATGTTAATAGTCTTTTTAATTCTAATTATCTTTTATTTTCTACTTAACTTATGAGTTATCATTGCTAATATGTTGCCCTCTTTTTCGGCTTGTTCATATCCTGTAGCTTGTACTTCATCAGATGGTATAAATCCATCTACATGACTAACACCTTTATTTAATACTTTAGACATTTCAACGATTTTCATTACCATATCTATGTCATCAATACTTTTTACAAGTCCAGTTTCCATTATAGTTTTTTGGAGTTCTTTGTCTTGAACTCTTTCCATGATAGTACTTTTAATATTTGCAGTATTAAGTAAATCTGACTGAGTTTTATTAGATTCTTCTAATACTCTTAGTTTTTCAACCATTGCATCATACTTAGTTTCAGCATCAGTTTTAACATCCTCTTTAGCAGCATCTTTTATTTCTTCCTCAACTTTTACTTCCTCTTTAACTGGTTCAGCCTTAACCTCTTCAGTTTTCACATCATCAGGCTTAACAACCTCCACTTTAATTTCAACTTCTTGACCTTCTACTTTTACATCTTCCATTATTTAATCAATCCTTTCGTTTTTTATTTTGTATTTCTTTTTAGATAATAAAAAAGACAGTAGAATTTAATCTCCGTCTTATTATCATTAATATATTGTTTTAATTTATTTAGATTGCAAACCCACAAAATTTCCATCCACATCAAACCCTAATTTAAACGAATAAACATATGAACCCATTTCGTAAGGTAATCCTATAAAATCTTCACCTATAGACTTATAATGTGCTTTCTGTTCTTCAAATGTTGCATTGAATGGAAGTATAGGAGTCATTGTATTATCCTCGGTTCTTGTAATTTGTTTTGTTTCTAAGTTATAATATATAACCATTAAATTGCTACCTCCTTATATAAATAATATCTGAGTGTTGTTGTATTTGCAGGACTTTCATTAATACTTCTTATTACATTAAATTGTATTCTAGTAGTGTTAACCCAACATCTAGTCATTTTAGTCATACCTAAAAAAGTATCATTATTCGGGTCTGCTACATAACTTCCAAGTCCTAACAAAGATACGTCTCCTCCTGCATTTAATATGTAAGCAGTGTGGCAAGGACTGTACCCTAGATTGTGGTAAACATCTACTGTTTTATTTGTTTCTCCTTGTGCCAAACTTAATGTAACTGTTCCACTTGTTAATATTTTGTGCATATTATGAGTTCCATCAATAACAACTACATTACTTCCATTAGTTACATTAATTGCACCATTTATAATATTAAACTTGCCTAACTTGTTTGATATATTTCCATCAATGTTATTAAAAGCAATTTGCACATCTCCTGCTCTAGCTTGTATTTCAGTTGATAACGTTGAAGTTGTTAATTTTGCACTTATTTCTTGTGCAGTTTGAGAAGTATAAGTATCAAATTCACCTTGGCTTACTTGACTTGTTATAGATTCTGACATAACTTGGAATTGAGCATTTTCTGTTAAATCTATTTTTGAAGAATCTGTAATAGTTACTCCTGTTTCATCAACTCTAAAGGTGGAAGATTCATTTTCTATGTAGAGATTTTCACCTATAATAATTTTACCTATAATAAATTCGCCTGCTATGCCATCTGTTGAGATATAAGAATCTACAGTTTCCAAATTATCTGAAGTTGTAACTAGCGTGCCTGCAACTAACAAGAGTTGTTTATCAGGGTCTCTTGTATCAGAAATTTTTTGACCATTCTCGGAAATTTCAACCTTATTATATCCTGCTGACCCAATAACATTCTGTTTAGCCATATCAAGCGAATTTTCAGTAAACAACTTTACTGCCCCTGCCGTTCCCCGTATCAAGTTCCAATCCAGTTTCTTAGTATTTACATATTTTCCTACCGTAATTGCTTGAGTCATTTTCTGTCCTATAGCATTTAAATCATCAGATTTCTTATTCTTATTACTAAAATCAATAGATAAACTATTAGTATCAATATTATAAGAATATGCAACAATCCTTAAATCAATATTAGTTTTAATCTTAGGAGAATAAACTCTAATTAAGTTACCTAATTTAATCTTATCCCAAATATGTTGTGCATCAGGTTGACTATAAAAGTCTATTAAACTAACTTGATATTCAGTAGTGGGTATATGATATTCTTTTAATACATCTTCACTTGCTTTCTTTAATTGAGAAGGAGTTGTATATACAGAACTTGACCATTGTTCAGTTAGAGTCCAGTCTTCCAATTCAATTCTAGTATCATCATTAAATATCAATATACTTGTACCTATTTTCTTTGCATTACTTTTATTAATATCTGTTGCAATTACTGCCATTAATACATTAGTTGCCGTAACTTGATTATTCAAATTAGTAATTTCTGCATTCTTATTAGCAATTGCAGTCTTGTTATTATTGCAATTCAGAGTAGCAGTAGTTAAATTGGTAGCATCTTTTGTAACAATATAATTAGTCTGAATAAGTGCTAATCCTGTTTTTAATATATTTAAAGTATCTAACTCAGTATTCTTTGTTACTAAAGATTGCTCTATAGTATCTAATTGAGTCTTTAATACTTTAAATTCAGTATCTTTTTGAACAAGTAAAGCATTATAATAGCCCAAAGCTAATACGAGTTCTTCACTCATTTGTCCACTTGCTATGTAATAATCATAATTTGTAACATAACTACTTCCATCAAGCGTGACACTATTTATAGAAAGATTATTGTCTCCTGATACCTCAAGTCTTGTACAAATACTCTCACCTTTTGTATCTTTAACAAGACTTTTCAAATAATTTTCATCTGATAAAATTATTCCAGTATCACTTCCAAAATTCTCATTATCATAGCAATTAATTAATTTATTATATGTATCAAACATAAATAGAACTTTAAAAGCTTTTGCTATATCATCTTTTAAAAATTGTAATATTGGTTTAGATAAATCAGAAATCCACCTATAACGGGGACTAGTTCCTCCATTTATTACATCATATTTTAATGATTCATCGACATGACCAATTCTCCAACTTGTTTGTTGTTCAATCATATCTAATATGCCATCTTTATCAACATCATTTACTAATTGTCTTTCAATGCCAGTAATTGTTATGAGATCATTATTTAATTTTGACTCTAAACTTTTACATTCAACACTAATAGTCATTGCATCTGTAGATTCAGATACATTTTTAATTATGTAATATGATTGAGATATAGGGTCTGCTATGTCTCCAACTTTTAATAATATTAGATTCTCTGTTTTAATAGAGTCGTACTGAATATTATCTATAATTTCATGCGTAATATCATCTTCTACAGTTTTTGGAATATCAAATTTAAGACTTGAAATTCCTTCAATAGTTGGCGATAGTGTTCGATTAAATGCAGTGCTTAAAAAATTTATAGGTTGTCTACTCTTCATCGTTTGTATTAGCGAATAGTCGTACTTTTTATTTATATCTAAAATTACATTCTCAAATAAATCCATGTTTCCTCCTCTTGATTCTTATATTTGTATTGGAAATTGCATTTTAAACTCTACTTCAGCATTAGCAGATATTTGAAGTCTGTTAATTCCATACCTAAGTTTTAATGCATCATAACCAAAATTAAAATTGCTTATTCTCTGTTTACCAGTGCTTGAAATTATTTCTTGCTTTGAATTTATGCTGATACTTTCATTTAAATCCAGTCCAGTAAAGGAAAGAATTTTACCACAATTAGAATTATTAGCTAGTGAAAAACTTGTTGCATTCCCTGTTAATGTGAAAGTAAAAACATTCGGTGTGAAATATGCATCAACATTACTATTATTTGATATTTCAATTATTTGTGAACTTGGACTTGCTTCATAATTAACATACATCATAGGTGCATAAGGATATGGTGCGTTACTTACACATTCGAGTTCAAAAATTCCCACATTTTGTCTAAAACTAATAAATTGTGTTTTTGAGAACTGTACCCAAAACTCGATATCTGGGAAGTCGGCACTTGTAAAACAATGGAAATTATTATCAGGTGCGAAAAATTGCATTAAATCCATACGTTCAAAATTATCAAACGGCTCTTGGTCATTTCCTATTTTCATAACTTGAAATGAAAGTTTGTATGTACCTAAATCAGTTCCGTAAAAGCTAGTTTTTTTAAACCTAACATGTTCAGTTATAAATGTTTTTTCTGACGACAACAATTGAGTAATATTGCCTCCATCAAGTTTAACCAGCATTATTCCTTGTGATAAATTGTCTTGACCGTTCCATTCAAAATCTGTTGACATAAAACTCATTTTTTGTTGCCTCCTCTATATTTTTAATTAATTATATTCATAGTAATAAGAGGAGCGTTTTAATTCTCCTCTAACTGTCTTTAGTGGTTATTTAGTCCAAAATCTGAAAATACTCCATTAATTTTAGTTACAACCATATCACTAGCTTTAGATACCAAAGCATTCAAATCAGGCATCATGTTTGAATCAACATTTCCTGCTATTGAAATCAAAGGCTCATTAAATGTTACTCCTGCACTTTTACTACTTCCAACACTACTCATATCAACACTATTCATTTTAGGAATACTAAAATTCATTGCTTTATTACTTTGTGTAATTCCAGTAGTTGCATTCCCCAAATCGTTCAATATTCCCATTGCTTTAATCTTCTTCCATTGAACATTTTCAGGTGCAGTTAAAACTCCTTCGTCTTTGTGTAATCTTGCTTCAAAATCATCATATGGTACATTATCTAACCCCTCTTTAAATCCTGGTAATTTCCCTGTAGTTGGACTAATAGCACCATAATCTGCTAATACTTTAAATAACCCCTTAGCCTCTGTTAGCACAGCGATTAAATTCACCTTTACAGATTCGCCTGAAGCTTTCATTCCTTCTCCAAACTCATTTTCAAAGTTTACATAAGCTTGAGTAATTGATATAATATTGTCATTTAAATCTCTCATTTGTCCACTTTGCACTGCATTAGCGCTCATTTTAGCAATTTCTTCATCCGAATATTTAACATCGAGTGCATCTAATTTATCTTGTTGTTGAGTATCTAAATTAGTTGAAGCCGTATCAAAATTTTCATTATTAACATCTCTACCACGATTTAATACCATTTCATCAATTACTGCCTGTTGCGTTGTCTTTGATTCATTTAATGTTTTTAATCTAGCTTGACCTGAGAAACTTGTGTCTCTACTTGCAGATGTAATTTCAGCGTTTATATCACTTAATGCAGATTGCTCTGTTTTAAGATTCTTATTATAATCATCTGTAGTATTTGTTTTATTATATAATGCTTGAGTATCTTCTAATGCTTTCTTCTCAGTATCATACTGGTCAGTAATTGCTTTCTTTCTTAATTCAACTTGCTTTTGTATTATTTCAGTTACTTTAGATTCAGCTGTTGCGATAATAGCAAGTCTATCAGCTTCTTGTTGTCTTAAAGACGTATAAATATCTTGTTCTGTACTCAAAACTCCTAATAATTCTGTATTCATTTCTGCAACTTGTGCATTTGTATATTTTCTACTGTCAATTTCTCTTCTAATAAATCTTTCCTTTTCTTGCGTTAGAGACATTTCTTCTTTGAGTAAAACATTTTCTTTTACAGAATTATTTAATCGAGTTGTTCCACTTTGACTTTGTTCAGATTCATTTTGAAGTATTCCAATTTTAGTTGTGATATCTGCAACACGGTCATCGTACTCTCCAAGAACACTTTGAAAAATCTGATATGGAATTGCTAATAATTCTTTTTGCATATCAATTAGTGAAGATTTTTCAGTCTCAATTTTAGATAATATTCCATCAGAACCACCATCAGTTGTGCTAGAATCTACACTACTAACTCCACTAGAAACATAACTAGAACCACTAGAAGTAGGCACATTAGCCATAACTTTATTGTAATATGCTAAAGTTCCTTCCCCATAACCTTGAATGCCCTTTTGAACGTTTCCACCGCTCCATCCTATACGTTTCTTTAGATATTTAGCCATAGCAAATATAGAAGATTGTGGGTCAGTTCTGTCAGCAAGTCCTTCATCTTTTGCAGTACTGGACAAAAATTGAGCCAAGCCCGTAGCTCCGCTCGATTTATTTTTTGCATTGGGATTAAACCCACTTTCAGTTTGTATCATGCCGGCTAGTAGCGTAGGCGAGATTCCATATTTAGCTCCTGCTTCATTTATCCAATTTGCATATTTACCATTTGCATAATTACCTTTATATGTTCCAGTTCCATTATATGTACTCCCTGCTGAACTTGAACTACTAGTTGATGAACTAGCTGAACCCTCCATGCTTGTTAATAATTTTGCGTTTGCAGTATTTACACTAATACTTTTTTGCGTAAGTGTAATTTCTTGTTGAATTAATTTAGCTTTAGCTTGTAATCCCTCACGATATTCCTTACTATTTTTATTCAAATCAGCAAGACTGTTATCTTGAACCTTCATTAAAATGTTCAATTTTGACATACTGGTGTCATAATCTTTTACAGCATTATTTGCTTGTTTAGTAGCACTGGCTAATCTCTTCTCGGCATCAGTAAGTCCTTCAGTTGCTTTAGTTGCATCCTTAGTATCATCAGCCATATATCCACCACTACCAGTCGTTGAAGAACTTGAAATTGTTGGAGCTTTCATTGAAAATTTACTCTTTAAAGCCTCAATTGCACTTATAGAGTTTGTCATATTTGCAACTCCCATATCTAATCCCGTTATTTGAGTATCAAAGAATCCCGACTTCCCTGCATCTGTATTTGCAAGTGCTGAAGATAACGCTTGATATCCTTGTAATTTCTTCTTCATATCATCAAGTGTTTGCATTGTTCCCTCAGACATATATTGTGCAGTAGCAATAGCATTTTGTATCTCAGTGTTCGCCGTTTGGGTACTTGCCATCTTTAAAACTTCAAGAGCATCAACTTGTCCACCTAGTAAATCTGTATTAGTAATTACCATATTGCCATTCTTATCAATGCTTGTTGTAAGTCCTTGAACTCGTCCAACTAATTGTTGACTTAAACCTGATAATAATTTTTTCTTATCTGCTGATTTATTTTCTTCCTGAGCTAAACTTTGATATTGTCCTATTAAACTTTGAGTTTGATTCGCCTCTTCAATTGTTAAATTTGTTTTATCTTGAATTTTAGTAACGGCACTATTTGTTGCAATATTGCTTTCTGCAACTCCTAACTCAACTATTTTATTTTTAGCTAAATCTACATGGAACCCTGCCTCCTCAAGAGTTTTAACAAATTTATCTAAATTTCTTTGACCTGAATCATCTTTAACTCCATATCCTAAATCTGTTTTAACAGTTGCTAGTTGTGCTAATTTCTCTAATTCTTTTTGTTGTTCTTTTAGTTTTGTTGTATTTTCTACTATTCCTTTGTTGTCCATTTCGCTCATAGCTTTAGAAAGTCCCTCATACTCTGTTTTAAGTTCTTTTACTTGCTTAGAATGTTTATACTGTTCATAGATAACTACTCCAATTACTGCCGTTAAAGCCGTTATAGCTAATATAACTGGATTAAAATTCAATAAGAGTAAAGTCTCAGCACCCTCTGTTTTAAGTAAACTCATAAATGCAGTTACTTCTCCAATTGCAAATTTCAAAGCTCCAAAATTCTTTATAGCTAATATTAAACCGATATATGTAGCAATTAATAGTTTAGAATCTGTTATAAGGAATTCTGTTACCTTTACAATTTCTGTTAGTCCTGATATTGCATCTTTAAGAGACTCACTTGTTATTGTTTTAGTCCAAAGTTGTGTTAAAGTATTCTTTAGTTCTGCTTTTTTTGCTTCAATGGAAGTCAGATATTTTGAATAAGATTCATTCAATGCTTGCGCCCCATCATCAGCTTGTATTTTATTTTTTAATTCATTTATTCTTGTCATATTATTTAATGTGCTTAATGTTAATTCCGCTTGTTCCTTACCACCTATCAAAAAAGAAAGTTGTGATTTCTGAACATCTGTAAATGAACCCATATTCTGTTGTATCTTTTTAATTACATCTCCTAAATTATTCCATTCATCTTTATTTTTTCTGAGTGCAATTCCTTTACTATTCAATAATGTTTCAAGTTTGTTTACCGCTCCGACTTCTTCATCATCACCACTATTGAATCCTAGTTTCATTTTGGTGAAATTAAGCAACATGCCCTTAAATCCATTGCCAATTTCTGTACCCGCCTTAGCTGATTTTTCGCTATAATTTGTGACCATTGCAAGGGCATCATCCATATTAATTCCAGTGGCTTTAAATGTCTCTGCTGAAAATTGCATGGCAGAGTTGATTTTTTCAGAGCTAGAAGCAGAAGTATTATCCAATAACGCAACCTTTGAAGCATACGCCTCTAAATCTGTACTATTAAGTTTGTACTGATTACTTATTACAATCAAACTATCACTCATTTCCTTATTTGAAACGCCCGCGATTTTAGATAATTTAGTAGTTGTTTCTAAGTTTTTGTTTGCCGTAGCGTTATCTACGCCAGACCTCAACCATGCCTCTGAGCCATTTAAAACTTCACTATTAACTACTTTTAAATTTTGAGCCATTTCTAAATAAGTTGAATTCATTTTCTCCACTGTAGCAACATCTTGGTTCGTTATCATTGCAATATTTACATTACTTTTATTTATATCAGCAATTTCTTGAATACCCTCTTTTACAAGTCTTACTGTTCCATATACTGCCGTCATTCCAATAGCAAATTTAGCCACTTGACCAATTGCATATTGCATATTAGAACCAAAACTTTTTGCTTGAGTATTCATATTTGAAAGTCCTGAAGTAGTTTGATTAAGTTGATTATTCATGTTCCCAACTTTTATTTGTATTACATTTTTATTAGCAATGTTCTGCATTTCTTTTAAAAGAGTTGTAAATTGTGTTTTAACTAGTTTCACACTATTTAAATCTAAACTTGTCTTGATTCCGTACATTATTCCATCTCCTTGTATACTTATTTTTATGATTTTTTTTCATATTTAGGTATGTTACAAAATCACAAAAATAAACATACAATTTTTTGTCTATTTTAAAACAACATAAAAAAAGTAACCATTCCTAGTTACTTAATTATCTAATCTAATAACACAATCTTTACCATACTTCTCTTCAAGTTCATCTATAGTAAGTTGTATAAAATTTCTTGCAGGATAATTATGATACATGTTATCAATACCTGTAGAGTCCTTATGTCCCATGTCAATCCATTTTGGAGTGTAATCTCCAACTGGATTATACATATTATCTGTATGACCTATAGCAGACGAATTAAAATATATAATACCCTCACTTAGAGTAAATACATTCTCAATTGAACTTAATAGGTCGTTTGTCCTATTATATTGAACTGGACTATATGAATTATATACTTCATTTTCTACATTTCTTTTTAATATATTTTTAGCATCAGCCATGATTTCTTTTAATTGCATTGTAATTTGAAGAACTATATATTTTTCAAATTCATCAGCCTCATTACTCATTTATAGCATCTAATTCACTAATCTTTTTTATTATTTCTCTTTTCTTTAATTTATCTTTAACAGATTCTAACTCTTTGTATAAATCTTCTAATATTTCCTCTTTGGTCTTTGGGGTTTCTAATCCTAAATCTTTTACGGTAGTTATAACACTTTTATTTAAATCCTCAAATTTCTTTGCAGTCTCAAATAATTCCTTAAAATGTACAACAAGTAAGTCCATGTATCCTGCAAATTGAATTGAAGGAATTTTACACATTTTCTCGAATTCAACAAACGTAATATCTGTATCAACATTAGAAATAACTGGTATTAAATTAAACATAAATTCTAAATCATTATCAGTAACTTCTTTACCTTTTAATTCCTCCATTATGTCACTATTTATGCCGTAGAATTCTAGTTCCTTACCCTCTAATCTCTTTGCAACTTTACTAAATACGCCATCAATTATTTTGAATTTAGACACCGATTTAAAATCACTTAAATTAATTCTTTCCATTATTATTTACCCTCACTTTCATTTTTTGTATTTTCAAATATATATAATATTAAATTATTTATTACGTCCATCAATTGTCCCTTTATGAAAATATCTTCTCTATTTCTTTTAAACTGCATAGTTGTTAATTGCAAATCATCAATTTTTTGTAATAACTCATCACTATCAAATAGATTTACATATTTTATATATTTCATTTCTTCTTCGTATTCAGCCTTGATTCCTCTTTCTTCAGCATCTTGTATAGTCCAGTTTTTAACATTTTCATAATACTCATTATCTCTAATCATTATTTATCACCTTGCTTTGCTTTTTTCTCAGAGGCTTTTCTATCTTTAGTATTACGTAATTTATCCTTTGTTTTTTCTCTTTTATTTCTAAATTCTGTTTTTGCAGAACCTCTACTTTTATGTTCTTTATCTAATTTAAGTAACATTTTTTCTAAATCTATCCTCTTTTGCTCTTCGGTTTTTTTCTTTACATTAGTGTTTTTGTGTTGAAATTCATAGTCCATTTTTAATCTTATCTCCTTTTATTCTTATTATTTATTTTTTAAAATCAAAATACAATTGCAATTATAATCTTTTAAGGAGTGCAACGAGGGTATGAATCCCGTTGCATATTATTAGATTAAAAAAGAAGTTAATTCTTTGAGTATGCACACATTTAAGTTGCAACTCTATTTTAATTTTAATTAACTTTAAAGGGTTTTTTATTGTGAACCCTAACACTTATGTGAAATGGGCAATGACTCCCAAAGGAAATTATCCCTGCAAAACCTTCACACTCAGCACATTTTAAACTTCGGAGGAATTGAGCATCTATTACGATACTCCGAATGTACAAACGATAAAAACATAAGTCAATTCAGTTGTAGAAGTACAAGAGGTATCATGTACAATTACAAATAAAGCACCACATTTAAGTGTGCTTTATGAGCCATATAAAATTAATTATATGACCTAAAAACATACTTAATAATTATTTCTTTTTTGTTTTCTTTCTCTACGACATTGTGGGCATCTTATTGGGTCGTCCCATTCTTTTTCTCCGTAGAAATCTTGTTCTCCCTCAGTAAATGTAAATTCTTCTTGACAATCTTGGCATACTAATATTTTATCTTCCATTTTTAATTACCATCCTTTTTTATTTATTATTTTTTATTGTGTTAATATAGTTTTTGTGTTATAGTATAGTTGATGTATTGTTATCTTTTATAAATATTAAACACTAAAGCTTCAGCCATCTCTTCTAGTTCACATTTTTTTAATTCTTCTATATCTTTAAACTTAACCTTATACGGCTCATATTCATTTAATAAATCATTATCAGAATATTTTTCTATTAGATAATATTCCATATATAATCTTTCCTGTTTTGTAACTCCATCACACCATGCAACTTCAAAGTGATCTAATTTATTAGCATTCCATTTTTCTTCAGTTAATTCTACAGAAGAAAATCCATTCATATGTGAAATTTCCCGAGCATACATATTGTCAGTCGAACCACAGTACTTAACTTTTAATTCCTCAGTTACAATAAAATAAATGCAATGTCTAGTATTCTCTTCTCTAAATTTCTCATAATACTTCTTAAAATATGATTCGTTTCCTGTATAATATTTTTGTTTCCATTCTTGATATTCCATAATTTTTTATAACTTATTTTTGCTTTATAACCTCTGGCATTTTTCTATTTTGGTCTCCTACTCTACCACCTTTCTCGCCTTTGTAAATTTGTATAAATGGGACAATTATTTTGTTATAATTTCTCACCATCCTCTTAATTTATTTTTTAATCAGTTCATTTATTTTTTTAAGATATATTATATTTAAATCTCTCTCATTGCACAAGAATTTACTTATAGAGCAATCACTTAGACCTGTATTTATTGCAAAGAAACTTTGCTTAACTCCATATTTAAGTAAGTACTTTTGTAATTTTTCTCGTACTATATTATTTGTTAATTCATTCATCACTGCCACCCTTCCCTTATATTTTTATAGTTTATTACTATTTTTCAAAATCTATTGACACTTTACTTTTATTTATGTTATACTATAATTGAGTAATTTTATTTACTAATTATTATGATGCTATTCCATATATATAACAAGTCTAAAATTGCTTCTAAAGCCTTATATACCAACGCTTATAGCCACTATTTTTATTTTATTTTTTGAGTTATTTTTCTAATAATTGACATAAAGTGTCGCAAAATAGGTATAAACTGACCATGTATCTTTTTTCTAAATGTGGAATTTATAACATAAAAAAAGAGATAGTTTGTTTCAACTACCTCTATATAATATTTATTTTTTAGATTTTCTTTTCTTATCCTTGGCTTTTATTAGTTCTTTAGCACATTCCTTGCACATTTTTTGTCTATTACTTTCTCTCTTAACTTCTTTTCCACAAACACTACAGAATAGGAACCCTTTCTTAGCACTTTTCCTTGGTGTTTTAACTTTAATGTTTTTCTGTATATTGGTTAATATAATATCTCCCAATACATCAAACAAAAATGCTTTCTTACAACCAGGATTATTCCTATAGATATTTCTTACAACTATGTCTGTAGCATCTACTATATCTATTCCTAATTCCTTTACAAACACTTCAAAATCATTCCTTATAGTTGCATAAACTCTCGCTGCAATTGCTATTTTAACGCCATCCTTTTCAGAATCATCCTCCTTAGCTTGTGCAAAATAACTTTTCATTTGATTGTTTAGTATTTTATACTTTTCAATTATAGCCACTGCTACTTCTGTCGTAGTACTAATTTTAAAATTATTAGCTAAATAATGAGAATTAAACTTATCTTCTCCAAAATTATATGTTCCTTGAGGAATCTCATCTATTAACTTACAAGCTTTATTTACGGTACTATCGTTCATTTCTTCTACTTCACTTGTTTTCATATTTTTAGCATATTTAAAAAAGTAAGGTAATTTATCTTTATCAGACGTTTTAATCTTATAAGACATATCAGTTTTTAATATATCCTCTTTCTTTTCAGCAACTTTTATAGTATTTTCAAAATTTAACTTAATTTTTAAATTTACTATTCCTTCTTTATATAACTCGTTTAATTCTGTTCGTTTAGCTTTTTTAGCTTCCTTACCGATTATAGTGAATAATATCTTTTGTTTTTCTAACTTTTGTTCAGCCTTTAATGCCTCAACTCTTTGTAATAATATTGTTCTTTGGTCTATCTTAAATTCTTTTACTTCTTCTTTTACTGAACTGAATACCTCAGGACAATAATTAGTTTTGGCTCCGTCAATAAAAAAGTTATTTAGTGCACAAAGAATTTTTGCAGTTTTAACATCTCTTTCCTCGCTGTTCCATATCTTAGTTAATTTATTTGAATATGTACCAATATTACCAAATTTAAAAGCACTCTTTAATGATTTTATGATACTATCTTCATTAATTACTTCTGCATCAGCTTTTTCCATTTCATAATACAGGGGAACTACATTCATAGCTTTCATCTCCCTATCGGCTATAGCTACTAAACTTCCTTTTATTACGAGGGATTTATCGCCATCATTATCATTTTGGATTAATTTTGTGATTAGGTCATGGCTTGAAGTATAAACTCCATTTGTTATAAACCAATCTGATAATAGGACTTCTTTATCTTGATACTTTATGCTTCCTGTAAAATTCTTTCTTACAGCGTGTTCTGCATAGCAATGGGGCGACCGATTTACAAGCAACTCATTTTCTTCTTTAAATATATTACAATAAACTTGACCATCTTCAAGTAATCCACAAGGATTTTCTTGTCCTAAAAATATATTTTGCATCCATGCAAACACATCTGGAATAATAAATGTATATGCACTACCCTTAATAGAAAATTTTCCTTCTCTTGCATCATTCTTTAAAGCTGTTATTTTAGTACTTAATTCTTCTTTTACATGTTCGTCTTTAAGCAATGCAGGATATAACATTAATGCATTTTGAAAATTAGTTAACTTTTTATTTGTCTTAGTAGCTCCTAACAAGTTTAATTGTGTCTTTCTATTTACATAAGCTTTTCCAACTAAATCCTTAATTGGATTAGTGAACTCCTTTAATTCATCCTCTTTCATATTTACCAAGGTCTGAAGCATCTGATATGTAAATCTAGCTTGCTTAAAATCTTTAACATTCTTTGGTTCTTCGTTACATTTATTAGCTACACAAGCTTTTCTTATTACTTTACTGCTAGTTATATCCCAACCATTTTTACCTTTGAAATTATCCTTGTATACGTCCCAACCATATTTAACTATTTCTCCGTTTTCATTTAATATATTCTTGTAATATTTGTGCATCTTGAATTGCGACTTAAAGAAAATAACTTTTATATTATCCTCTTTTAAATCCCATTCTCTATCATCAATATCAGTCACTTTATAATTACCCTCATTAAATAACTCAATCCACTTTATGTAATCGCAAGGTGTTAGTAATCCTTTAATCCAATTTAACCTACACATAAAATTAACTTCAGATAACTCAGGTAATATCCAACCACATCCATCAGAATGTTCTATAGGAACTCTCATATCAGGAACTCTTTCAACTTCTGTTAAAGCTTTTACTGTTCTTTTTTCTTTTACTATCTTACCATTTTCATTAAAATATTTATTACCTTTTGTATCTAATTTATCAAAAGTCTGCTCTACTTCCTTAGTTCCAATATAATCTACTGTACCAATAACTTCTGATTCAAAATCATTTAAAACTATGCATTCATCAATATTAAAATTTTCCCACACTTCTGAACTTGACGAATTCAAACTCAAATATGCCAAATATTTATTAACATTACAACCGCCATTTTCTTTACTATTTATAATCTCTAATGTTAATCCAGCAGTTAATATATCGGCTATTTTTTTATATTTAGTTTCAGAAATCATAACTAATTTTTGTTTTCTGACTTGACCGGCTGAAGAAACTAGAAATATGTAATGTTCTAATTCACCATTTTCTTTTTCCCAATCAAACCCTTTAGAAATTATACTATCCATTATAATGTGCTGAGTTATTTCTACAATTAATAACTCTTTGCTCAACTTATTAAATTCTAATTCCATCACTCTAATTAAATTGCTATCAAATAAACTTATCTTATCGTATTTACTTAATTTAGTTGTATTCAATTTTCTAACCTCATTATTTTCTTTTAATACTAAATCTAATTCTTTTTTCTTGTCTTCTTTTAGTTTATTTGCATTTATGTAAATATCATTATTATCCTTTAAAGCTAGTTTTATTTCTTCAAATCTATCATTATATTTTTTTTCAATACCAGTGAAATATCTCTTTATATATTTTTTACTATTAAAAAGTTTCTCTTCTTCATCAGTAAAATCTTTACTCCATCTCATTTCATATAAGTTTTTAATATCCTCATAAGAATTAAATGTATATTTCTTTTTCTCTGCTTCTTCTAACGCGCTATATAAAGCGAATCTTTCTAAAGCACCTATTATATTCATTTCATTAAGCATTTCACTATGTATTTTATTTTCTTCCTTATTATAAAAGTAATTACCACCTACACTGTATATTTGAACCTGTTTATTTGCTATCATTATTATATTCCTCCTCGAATTTCTTATTATTTATTTTGGATCTCGCTGCAATTATTCTATGTAATTTTAAATATTTAAATATGTAATCGTTCGGGGTGGTTCTTTTCCACCACGATATCTTTTGAACTTGACCTTTCTTTTATTTACTGTAGAGTTAATAGTCATAATGAAACTCTGCTCAGCTTATTTCGCTCTCGCTTCATAATCTGAAGAGTTTACTATGATTCCTACTTGTTTCGCCACCGTGGCGAAGACTATGTTAAATTTTTATTTTTCTTATTTTCTTATTTTCTTAAAAAGTCCCACTTAAATGTATATATATATTAATTACAATTCAAGGGGAGTTTTTCTAAAATTATAATATCTTGCCCTCTAATTTTCACATTATTTTCATACTTTTTTATAAACACTTTTGCATCATCTTTATAAACTTTATCTGAAAAATGTTTACTATCTTTCATACCCAATTCGATACAAATATCTTTCTTTTTATATGAGCCTTCGTTTAGTGTTTTCACTAATTCAATAAATTTTGACACGTAACTGTTTTTCTTTCTTTCACTATTATCATAATCGGTTAATTTTCCATCTGTACAAGCCTTAATATTATAAAGTTGTTTCAACGTAATTAAAACCGCCTTATCAATTTTACAAAATATATGAAAATACCCCACTGGTTCATTGCTTCTAGCTATTCTTTTACAACTTTGATAAAAACTTGATGCTATATCATCAGTCATTAATTGTTGTAATTCTTTATGATTTTTAAATCCCCAGTCTTCATTCCCATTAATTTTACTAGTTTCCATTTCAGCATCAGTTAGTTTAGTTTTAGTCCAGTATTCATATAGAAATATGTAATATGGTATTTGTTTTCTTGGAGTTTGTAGAATGTAACAATAATTATAATCACCATAATTATTAATCCCTCGCATATTATCAAAGTTAAGAAATGCATATTCCTCAAATTTATCAGTAAATTCTTTATCAATGTGATTTTTCTCAAGTTGACTACACTCCGTTTTACTTGATAAAATTAATATCTTGCTGTCTTTTTTACTATGCTCCAGGATATATTTTATTTTATCTTTTCTAAACTTTGTAATATCATTTCTTTGTTTGAAACTTTTAGATGTATTCTCCCTATGATAGTAGAAGTTGCAATTTGTGTGGTCTATTATTCTAGTACTATCAACAACATCAAAGAAATTTTCATCTAGTTTATACATACTATTAAATTTCGCAGAAGCATCTAACCAAAAATTGTTTTTTAGTTTTATAAATTCAAACTCACTATTATATGTGTAAATAGTTTTATATTCTGAATTTATTAGAACATTATCGTTTTCTATTTCAGTATAAAATAATGCTATCCCATCAATAAATTTAGTTAAATCACTTTTGGTCATTATGTAATTACTATCAATGCCATAATCTTCTAATGATTCATCAACAATATTTTTTTCTATAAAATTATTTATCGTTTCACATTGTTTTTCTATAGAAAAATCAACACTATCAAATTCATCTGCATATGTAACTCTGTGCATCATTCCATTATTAAAATTATTATTATCTATTAATTCAAGAAGTGGTTCGCATATTTTCTTATATATTTTTTTTATTTCATTATGTGATTTAAATATATTTAATACTTGGTTATGTTCAATTTCAGAAAAAGTTGTATATGTACTATTTACATTGTCTATTTGTTCATCGACAAGTAATGAATTAAAATTTTCCTCTAATTGGTCTTTCATTTTTATATATCTTAATGTATTTGCCTGACATAATCTAATAAACATGGAATGTGTTATTGTTATAATCTTTTTAGTTAAACATTCATTGAAATTACTTGTTATATTTTTATTCTTCTTTTCTTCGTCTTCAGCACTTGGAATATATGCAATTGCATAACTTTCATTAGTTTTTTTATTTACTTGAGTAGCAAAATCAATGCACTCTTTTTTTAATTTACTTACAAATACAATTCTCTTTCCTGTGGCTCCATGTTTTTTAATGTCTTCTACAATACTATAAACACTACCTGTTGTCTTACCTCGTGCAGTTTCTAAAGTGTAGACTTTAAATTTATTGCTACTATTTAATTCGCCAAATGGTCTAGTTATGTCTTTTACCATTTCCATTAATTCTTTATCATTTTTGTTAATACTATATTCTCCTTTTATTTTTGCTACCAAAATCGTTACCCCCTTATTTAGTTGTTTACACTAAATTCCTTAAAATATTTATCTACAACTATCTCTAACTCAGGGGAGTTATTAAATATGTACACATTATAGTTAGAATTTCTTTCATCCTTGGGCATCCTCTTTAAGTTAAATCCATTCATCATTAAGTATCCTGCGAGGTGCGATTTTTTTGCACAGAATACGTCTCCATTAATTTTTTTCATTATTATCATCATTCTCCTTCTTATATTTCTATTTTCAATTATTAGATAGCACCAAGGAGAAGTTGCTCTCCTTGGTCTAGTCTATTTATTCTTCTTCATTATTTAATATTTGTTTTTGTATTTCATAGCCTAATCCTTTATTTAAAGTCCCATGTTGAGGTACTGGAATACTATTAACACCATCACTATAAATTAAATGTGAGCCATTTTGACGTATTGGTTCATAACCACTTTCTAATAACAAATCATCCATTACATCACAATCTAATATCTTCTTCATTTTTTGTTTCTTAATTTCTTCAGTAGTATTAAGTTTTTTCAATTCATCATATATATCAGCTTTTGCATTTGTTATTTCTTGTACATTATTTATTAAATCATATATATTATTCATATATTCCCTTGCAGTTTCTCTGAAACTCATATTAATTATATATTGGATTCGTTCAACAAACTTTTTATTTTCAAATCTTAGATTATTAACTGTTTTACTATATCCAATAATTTTACCTTTAGTAATAAGTTGTTGTAATTTACCTAGATTGGGTAGTGTTTGTATTATTATCTCATCAGTCATATCTGGCACAAATTCTCCTTCTTTGTTAAAATACTCCTCTGCTTCAACCTTTAAATAAGCTATTTCATAATATGTTTTCTCGTATTCTTCCATATTTAATTCATAACTCTCAAAATCAATCATTTTTGACATTATTTCTTTTAGTTTTTTAATTAAATCATGCATCAAATTATATTTTTCTTGTCCTTTTTTATCTACGAAATCAAGAATTTTATCTGAAGCAACTGTTAAAAAATAATCTTCTATTTCAATTTGTGTATCTTTAAAATCTTTTATTAACTTAATTTCTCCTTTGCCCATTTTCTTTATCTTATTTTTTGTACCTTTCATCATTAACACTCCTCTTATTTTTATTATTTTATATTGTATTAAATTGATAATAGAGCAAAGAGAATTAGACTCCCTGCCCTTGATGTTATTTTTCCATATAGTATAATAAATTTTCTAAATCATCTAATGTTGATACTAATTTGTATTCTTTTTTTATATCTATAAGGTATTTACACAGTTCTTCAGTTCTTTCCTTAAACCAATCATATTTTATTGCTCCATAACTCTCATATGTTCCCCAAAGGATTTCATTATATAGTGTTATATTATTCAGTTTTCAATGTACATTGTTCTATGTAATTAAATTATAAATTATCTCCGAAGTTCTTTTTCTCTTTTAATACTTTTAAAGTTTTTAATTCACCATTTTCAAATTCTGCTATAGATTTAGCATAATTATAATTACTAGCATCACATGATTCTTTTTTATTATATAGTTCAGCTATTTGCTCAGGCAGTATATTACATCCTATTTCCCAAGTTCTTAATATGTTTGTATGTTTTTTACGAAATTTGTTATTCTCTTTAAACATATTTATTCTTTTAACTTCTACACTTTTAGTAAATCCACATTCTCTATTAGCAAATTCAAATTTATTTGATATAATATTTAATCCAATTTTCCCTTTTTGTTCAAGATAATCTTTTTCATTGCTTATGTATTCTAAATTTTTTATTGATTTATTATAGTTATATAACATTTCAATTATGTAGTAGAACAAATCTTCATATGTATTTATACAACAATTACTTTCTATATAATTGTCTGTATGTTCAAATTTCTCAAAACATTTATGATGGCTAACTCCTTGACACCAATTTAGTACTGTTAGAAAAACTGGACTTGCATCTCTGTTTTTACCTATTATATTTTTACAGATATGTTCAAATTCTTGTTCTACTAAAGCATGGATTAGTTCGTGTTTAACAATATTTTTAACTTTCTTATAGTAATCCTTCCTAATCCAACTTGCAGGCATTTTATGAACACTATATAATGTTAATTTGTCCACTAAAATTATATGTTTTTTATCTGTATAATTATATTGTCCTGCTTGTGTATCATTTTCAAAATTTGATTCTCTAATAATAACTTCATCACGTAATAGTTTTTTCTTTTTATATGGGAAACACTTTTTTCTTAATTTCTCCGTTTCTTCCTCTAATATTTTATTCAATAATTGTTGTCTAGTTTTTTTACAAGTCCTTTTTATAAATTCCATTTTGATAATCCCCTCCCGTGGGTATTTTAATTTTATTTTGTTAGTAAATATAATTTAACTGTAAGAAATTTTCGTTTAGCACAGTTAAATGTCTTGCAATTCGATAAAATGGGTGTTATTATGTATTTAATAGATAATTTCTTATATGATTCACTTCCCTTCCATAGTTTATTTTTGTAGCAGGTATAAATTTTAAATAGTTGGTTAAGATATAGATAAAGTTAATAAATGGATATAGGGAAATAGTGTCAGCTATCCCCTGTAAACTTTTCGTCCGTTCTTATATTACACTATTCATTTGTTAGAGTCAAGCTTTTTTTGCGTTAAATTTCTTTTTAAATTTTAAACTATCGGAGGGTCAATATGGCAAATTACTTTTGGTTTTTCAACAGTCTTTACATCTGCTACATTACCAATTATTAATCCTCCAACCAATACTGTTAAGACTGCTCCTGTTACTACTACATTTGTTTTTTTCATGTTAATCATTTCTCCTTTTATAATATATATTTTAAATACCTGTTAAGGTAGATAATTCAAATTTCATATTTTCTAAGAATTGCTCTTTGTTATCAAAAAAATACCATTTTGTGTCAATTGTATTTTCCACTATGTTAATTAATCGCTTCATTGCAGATAAATTATGTTTTAAACTTGCTATGTTAAAAATACAACTCAACCTTAGTCTGTTATTTGTTGCCTCTCTATATATATTACTTAGAGTTTTATAAACCTCAATACTTTTATCTATATTTGTGTCAGCATAACACCTAGCCATACACTGCATACTCAAGCAGAAATCCTGACTAAACACATCCACTACATTTATATATTTAAGACTTGATTCTGCACATTTTAAAGCACATTCTATTTTATTTAACTTCATATAACTTAAACTTTTTGCGTAATATCCATACCATAAAAATTCATTCAATTTTGTTTTATCAATAAGTTTACTGCAATGATCTATGCATTTTTCATAATCTTCTTCTAAATAAGATAATCTTGCCCTACTTTTTAATATATTTAATTCTCTTTTATTCCCCATTTTAATTTCCCCCTTGAAAAACAACTCCTCCAAGTCTACTGATTCCAAATTCTTAAATTTTCCGTCTAATTGTAAGTGTTGTTTTAGAATATTATTAACCTCAAACATTTTAACATTGCTTATTTTACCTATTTTTTCTTTTAAATCAATACGATTTACAGTTAGAATCTGCTCACACTCAATTTTACTATTTTTTTTAAGTCCACATTGATTAATTTCAATATGACTTTTACATACTTTTTTAACATTACTTGTTACTGGTATTACTTGTATTAAATCATTTTTAAGTAAGTGTTTGAAAGACGATATAATAATAACTGGGTGAATTCCAGTAAGACAATATTTATAAGATTCTTTAAGATTGCACCAGTAGATTTCATTTCTGCAAATACCCATTATTATTTATCCCCTTAAAAATTAATCTTTTCTTTAAACCCTTTAGGCAACGCCTATTATATTAAACTAATACTAAATTTGATAATTTAACTACTTCCCAATCTTCTTCTTCACCACAAACTTCACACGTTTCGTCTGATGTAATATAATAACCTTCAATAACTTCTATTCCTTCAGCCATAAACCCTACTAATTCTTGACTAGAAATTAATGTTTTAATCCAAAGTGGTTGACCTACTTTTTTAACCATTTCTTTAATTTCTACCTCTGTACCGATTCTAAATTCTTCCTCGATAGCTAACATGTACCCGTATAATTTTTGCATCTTACTCATTTTATAATTCCCCCTTATTATTTTCTATGAAAACGTTGGATTTGTTTTCCATAAGTTAAATATACATCATGTGATATCACATGTCAACACTTTTTTAAAATATTTTTCAGTTTATTTTTACAAGTGTTATCACATTTACACAAAGTGATGCTATAATGATATCAAGAGGTGATTTAATGTGGGAGTTGCAAAAGGTTCTACGAGAATCGTATTAACTATCAAAACCGAATTAAAAGAGAAATTAGAGAAACAAGCAGATAAAGAATGCAGGACTACCGCAAACTTGATAACCACAATTATTACTAGATATTTAGGGGAATTAGAGGATGAGGACACGAAATAGATCGTGTCCTTTTTTTATTTTAAATATTCTAATATAAGTTTTTCTAAATGCCATCTCACATCAATTCTAAGCTACTTAAAAAATTATTAGGTAATAGTTATATAGGCAACTTTTATAATTCATTACAGACGATATAATCTCTTATCACTCAAAGTGATAACTGTTTTTAGGTTATATATGCGTGTCGTACCCTATCATATACCACCTAATTTGATTTGTAACAGACTATGTGAGTTTATAGGTATAAGTATAGGGTAAATTCAGAGTAATTAAAAAAAGACTAAGCAATGAGCCTAGTCTATAGTATTATTAGATTTTTACGTTTTATTATCATTTCATCAATAGATTCTTTAATGCAATCTATACATTTCTTTTGAAATCGGTAACTAGTAGATGAAACACCACCAAAGTCTATAAAATCTGCTTTATTCATTCCCTTTACAATGGCATCGTATGCTTCTATCGTATCAATGTCTGTTAAACCTTTCCCGTTATCAAAGAAACCTTTAAGCAATAAATAATCGTAGGACAAAGTTAATGGTATAAGCATACTTATTAAGAAATTGTGATTCCTTTTTGGAATTATCTTTGTAACAAATTCTTTAGAACATATATTTACTATCCCTACGTTCAGTGTAATTTTATGATAAAATTCTAAGAACTTATTTAAATATTCTTCAACTTCTAGTTTCTTTAACTCTAATTCATTTCCTGATAATTTTTTCATCTCACACATAAATCTACTAACATAATAAGGGGTATCATTTTTTTTATCTACGAGTCCAGCATATGAATAACCAAGGCATGCATATAAATCGTAATTTACAGTTTTATCTTTAGCTCTAGTAGTGTTATGTTTGAATATACTTCTAAATATCATTTTAGCAGTTAATTTTTCAATTAATATATCTTTTAACCAAAGTGAAAATTCAGAACGAAATACTACTTCATTAAGTTCTTGTTTAGTCAATGGATTTGTAGCCTGATTAAACCTAATGAATATTTCATACTCTAATTCTTCATTATCTGAAACATCAATGCTTTCTACATTTACTTGACTCCTCATATCTAAACGATTTCTAACATTCGGTGGAAGCTCTCTGTATTTCATATTGCTAAGCCCTTTAAGTCTAGATAATTCTGTTAATGGGTATTTATTGTTTTTATATCTATACATAGCCTTTAATCTATGAGCACCATCTATAACATTCAATAATACTTTATCTTGCTCAGTATCCTGAGAAAGATAAATTATTGGTATTGGAATATTAACCAGTAATGATTCTATGATACTTGACTCTTTTTGTCTGTTAAATTTATATTCTCTTTGATAATCAGGATTTAAAACTATTCCACCATGTTTTCTTTCATAACCATCTTTAATTAAATTACATAATACCTCAAATGAATATACATTTTTCGTTACTTTACATTCCCATTTATTGAACTCTGTTAAATCCATATTTGCAGTATCTGGCATCATCAAACCCCCTATTCATTTTATTATTTTCAACTTTAAACCTCTAGTTATAATCATTAGCTACACAACGTCTAGCAAATGGGCTTTAAATATTATATGATAAAATATCAATAACATTCTTTAATAAGATAAAATAAAAGGTTATCCCACAGATAACCTTTTATTTAGTCATTTATATTTATCATACCTTTTAATTATTTATGTAGCCGTAAAGTTTACAAGGGTTTTCTTCGTAGCATTGAAATTTCATTGCATACAAAAAGACTAAGCTTTTTAAAGAGCCTAATCTTCTTATTTTAGTTAAGTTCTTCAAATATATTTGTTTTCATTAATTTCTTTTTAATGTCTTTTTTTATTTTCAATTCCTCAGGTGTCAATTCTTTTATTTCATCACTATCAGTAATATTCACAAAAATGTCCATTTCATTTTCTAATATTTTCAATACATTATAAACATATTCACATACCAATATTTCTTTTACTTGTGTAATATATATTTGGGTATTTCTATTAAATATAGCACTTAACCATTCTGCATTGTTAGTTTCCATTAATACATTATTCTGTTCATTCATTTCTATAAATCGTATTTTCATTATCCCCACTCCCTCAGTTTTATTCCATTTATTTACATTTTAACACTATATACTCTTTATATCAATTGTATTTGGTACTACTTTTTAGAATATACTTAATTTAATAAATTCATACATACTTTACCTTATGTTAATAATATAATAGAACAATAGAATATTGAAGGAAGGTATTTATAATGGAAAACAAAGAAAACCTAACCATACCTAATACACTTTTAAATAAATCATTTTTTGCTTTAATAATTTTCACCTGTTTATTTATTATAGAATGTAGTAAAAGACTTATTGTTAATATGCTGAATAGTATACCTAATATCAACACATTTGATTTTGTAATTAAATATATGCAAACTAATCGTCATGATTTGGCATTAGGAGTGTTCGCAGTAGCTATAGTAATGGCAGTAATGATTTTTTCAATTTTACATCTTATTAATAATTTTTTAGAAGAAGAGATAATAGGAAGAATATTGAGTGTTATATTGATTGCAACAAGTATATTTGTTATTATATTTGCAGTCTGGAAAAGTTTAATTATGTTTCAACTTGTTGGTGCTATAATATTTATCGGTTTTATGATTGTGGCTATGTTTTCAAGTTTTAATTCAAATAAGAACTAAGGTACTTTTATGAATTAATTTTATGTAACCGTAAAAAATGCAAGGGTAATATTTTAATCCCTTACATTTTCTACGGAACTCTTTATTCTTTACATAATTCCCAATCATCTTTTTCTTTACATAAATTATCTCCTCTATTATTTATACTTTCAACTGCTCTAGTATGTCTCATATTTTCCCAACACTGTGTCTCTTCATTTTTTAATTCTCCTAACATTTCTGAGTGCTGAGTATCTTCATATATTAGTTCAAATTTATTATCCATCTATTTCTCCCTTTCATTCTCGGCTTCATTTTGATTATATTTTACTGGATTAATTGGTATTCCTACGTCATAACATTCATTTAATTCTTCTTCAAATGATTTTTTATCTTTAAAATATATAATTTCTCCAATTTTTGTTCCACTTTTACTATTATAAAGATATTCAATTTTTCCAAATAAATTTTTAGTCTTTTCATGCATTATAATTTCTTTAAGTTTTATACTACAAGGCTCTACCCCTTTACTATGCTCATCACAAAGTATTCTACCATCCACACTAGTAAAATGATTTATCGGTTCAACATTTACATGACATGTATTGCATCCACATCTAATTTCCTTCATGTCCCACATTATTTTTCATTCTCCTTTTCACTTATATTTTCACAAATTCTAATTGCCTCTTTTATAGAATATTGGGGTATTTTATATTGCTGACTAAGCAGACTTAAAACGTCTTTATAATTTTCTGAATTCTTTTTTATTTTGGATATATCTGCTATTAGCTCCTTGGACTCCTGCAAGACTAATTCATTTTTAGAGTTGTAATTTTTATATACCTCAAGTGTTTTTTGAACGGCTTGAATTTTAATTTCTAATAATTCAGCATTTTTAGCTTTAGCCACTAATTGAGGAATATCTTTTTCATTTGTTTTTTGCTGAAGCATAGCATAAAAAGTTTTCAATTGAATGTGCTTCATTTTACTGTATTTAATGCCCCTATTAAGCGATTTAAAGTGTGTTCCAATTCCTTTGGCATAATTGGTCTGCCATTCTTGAAACTTGCTAATACCATCGAAATACCTTGAATTAGCTAATATGAGTTGATTCTTTTTATTCTTAAACCTCGGAATTATTAAACTATGGATATGCCAAGTTTTTTCATCTTTATGCAAAACTGAATATATACAATTTTCTCCAAAGTTGCTTTTGAGCCATTTCACATTTTCCTGTTTCCATATTTCTAATTCAGCAGTACCTAATCCTTTAAAAAAATCAGGACTAGCAGTGATTAATAATTCTCTTCCAATTACTGAATTTGTCCTTAATTTACAATCTTTAATATATTCTTTTACATTTCCATATACATTTGAATCACCAATCAATATTTCATTTTTAATATTTTTATCAGCATTCTTAACGTCCGCAATTCGTTCCAT